ATCACTTCCACCAGCTACACCGGCCAACTGCGCCAGTTCGGCGACCAGATCACCTTCCAGCGCGAGCCGGTCGCGCGCATCCACCGCTACCAGAAGAACCTGCGGCTCCAGACCGATACCCCGGAGATCGAGACCACCACGCTCACGGTGGACGAGGGCTTCTACTGGAACTACAAGCTGGACCGGGTGGACGTGAAGCAGATCCGCAATGCGGACGAACTGCAGAACGTCCTCATCGCCTCGGGCGGCCGGTCGGTCGGCTACGCGCAGGAGAAGTCGATCCTCGCCAAGATGATCCGCGACGCCGCGCCGTACAACAAAGGCATCAACGCCGGCCTCATCAGTCGCAACGTCAACCTCGGCGCGGTCGGCAATCCGCTCCAGATCACCGGCGGCAACCTGCTGGAGTTCTTCGCCCGCTGCAACCAGGTCATGGCCGAGGGCAACGTCTGGGAAGCGGGTGAGATGTTTATGATCCTGCCGCCCGCCGCGACCGCACCGCTGTTCACCTCGCCGCTGTCCAACGCCTTCGTCACCGGCCTGCCGCGAAGCTTCCTCGTCGATGCCAGCGGCAAACCGCTGCGCAACCTCGATCCGGCCGGCTTCCGCCTGCTCGGCTCGAACTTCGTGCCCACCGTCTACGACACCACCGCCAACGCGCAGTGCAGTTTCGTGATCTTCGGCCGGCGCATGGCGACCGGCTACGTGCAGCAGCTCTCGGATGCGGACGTCATCAAGTCCGAGCACTTCTTCGGCAGCTACTTCCGCGGCCTGTCGATCTTCGGCCACAAGCCGCTGTTCCCCGAGCAGCTCGGCGTCGCCTACGTGCGCTTCAACTGACCGCCAGAGGAGAACACCTACATGGCCTACCACCACCTGTACCACGGCGGCGGCAAGACCCCGTTCGATGCGCTGTTCGGCCAGAACGCGGCCGGCTGGATCGACGATGGCTGCACCGCCTGTCCGACGCCGGCGGACCTCGCCGGCGCCCTCACCACCGACCTGCTCGACCGCGTCCGCACGGAAGCGGCCGGCCACAAGCTCCACGTCGCCTACGGCCTGTCGCGCTCGCTGGACTTCTACCCGGGGCTCGTCGACACCGGCTACACGATGCGCGGCGACTGCGTCGTGCCCAACGGCGACGAGGGCCGGTTGCAGCCTGGGTTGCAGCAGTACCTGGTCTGCCACGACATCGGCAGCGAGGACGTGATCTATCCCATCGTCATCCCGCCGGGGTGCTTCCTGCACGGCTTCTACTGGAAGGTGGAGTCGGCGGAGGCCGGCGTCACCCTGGTGGCCTCCACCGTGCGCGGTGCGTTCAACGCCAACATCGATGCCGCAGTCGTCGGCAGCGACTACGTCGAGGTCAACGCCTGGCAGTCGCTGGCCGACGCGGTGACGCTGTCGGTGACCGGCTGGCCCGCGACCGGGGCGACCAAGCTGCGGCTGACCGTCTCCGCGATCGTCCTCCACCCCGACACCGGCAACTGACCGGCCCCCGCTGCGCGCACCGCGCTGCCCCCACAGCCCCGCTTCGGCGGGGCTTTTTGTTGCCCGAGGACGCCCATGCAGCCCTTCACCCTCCCACAGACGCCCCAGCCGCACACGTCGCTGGATCTCCACCGCAACACCGAGCACACCGGCGAGAAGATGGCCGTGTTCCAGGACGAACACGGCCACCTGTATCCGCGCGACGACGAGTTCGAGCTGTTGCCGGGCCTCACGCCCGGTTACACCACCAACGGCCGCGACTTCGAGCAGGCCGGCGAGACCATCCGCAAGGTCGGCTCGATCCTCACCGTCCCGACCATCGAGACCGACATCCACGGCAACCCGCTCGACATGGCGACCGCCGGTCTGGAGGGTGGGTTCGAGGACGCCCACAACCGTGCGGGCGAGGCCAAGCGCAAGACGGTCAAGCAGCGCAACCAGCGCATCGACGACGGCGCCAGCGGAGCGGCGCTGTAATGGCCGCGGCCGTCATCGCAGAATCTGCCGTGGCGCTGATCGTCGAAGTCGCGCGCCTGCTCAACGACGCCGAACCGGGTTACGAGCACATCCGCTGGACGCGAACCGATCTGCTGGACTACCTCAACGACGCGCAGCGACAGGTCTACCTGTACCGGCCTGAGTTGTACGCGCAGACGGACGTGTTCCCGCTGGTGGCCGGCGCACGGCAGGGGCCGTTGCCGGCCGGTTGCCAACTCCAGAAGGTCATCGGTTCGGCGGGCGACGCTGGTCGCGCGCGCAAGGTGGACGACGGGCTGTTGCAGGCGTTCGCCGACACCGGCTGCGCACCGGTCAGCGTCTGCGGCGACTACCGCGTGCGCGGCTACAGCTTCACGCCGCAGGACCCGCGGGTGTTCTTCGTCGATCCGCCGGTGCCCGACGACGGCCAGACCTACACCGTCGCCCTGGTCTGCCAGCAGTGCCCCGCGGCGATCACCCTCGCGGACCTGGACGATGCCGATCCGCGCAATGACGCGCTGGTGACGCCCGCGCGCATGCATAACGCGCTGATCGAGTGGATGTTGTACCGGGCCTACTCCGTCGACATGGAATCGGCGCAGTCCTTCGCCAAGCAGGAGGCGCACCGCCAGCACTTCTACGCGATGCTCGGCGTGTCCGAGGCGAAGGAGCGCGTCGTAGCGGTCTCGCAGGCCGGGCGCGCACCTGAAGGGGCGCAGCCGTGAACTGCGGGCCGGGCTTCACCGACTTCGCGCCGTTCCTGGCGCGCGTGGTCGCCGCTGCGCCGGGGCTGCCGGATGTCGCGGCGCACAGCTACCTGCGCGATGCGGCGATCCGGTTCTGCGAGGCATCCGGTTGGCTGGAGCGCGAGGCGCTGTTGCCGATGGCCTGCGGGGTGCGCGATTACCCCGTCGTGCCGGCCGAGTGCGAGCGGGTCGTCCGTGTCGTCGCGGTGTCCATCGGCGGCCATGCGCCCGATCACGGCAGCTCCGATGGCCGCATGCTCGATCCGCGCCGCGATGTCATCGAAACCGGCTGCGGGTTCCGGGTGGAGGCGTTGGAGACGCCGGACGTGTCGGTCTGGATCGACCGCGGGGGCGACGCCTGCGACACCCTGCGCGTGCGTTACGTCGCCGCGCCGTGTCACGACGCTTGCCGGCTGGATGCGCGGCTCGCCGAGGAATGGGGGCGTGCGCTCGTGGAGGGCGCGCTCGCGGATGTGCTGCTCCTGCCCGGGCACCCCTTCAGTGATCCGCGCCTGGCGGCCGTCTACGGCCAGCGCTTCGACGCCGCGATCCTGCGCGCCCGCACGCGGCGCCTGCGCGGGCGCACGGGCGGGGCGCGGACGATGGTGCCCGAGCGCGGCGACTTCGCGGTCTAGGCGGCGTACATGGCCCGTCCGCTGATCGTCGAACCGACCACCGAACGCCTGTCCGTCGTGCTGATGCGCGACTGCGCGACCATCAATGCGACGAACGTGACCTTGACCGTCACGCGCAAGGGCGAAACCGCGTGCTTGCCCGCGCCCGCCTGTCCCGCTCCCTGTCTGCCGCCTTGGCCGCGGGCGCATGATCTCCCCGAAGGACGTTGGGGTGGCTGCGGTAGCTGCGGTGAATCGAATTGCTGCGCCTGCGGCAAACTGGCGCCGACGTTGGCGCGGTGTCAGCCCTGCGGCGAGAGGCCAGCGGTCGCGTGCCCTGCGCCCTCGAAGGCCTACAGCGCCGAATCCGTGGTTCGCGGGGTTGCGACCTTCCGGATCGACCAGGACCTGACCGAAGCGCCGGCAGGCTGGTATCGTGGGCGCGTGGCCGTAGAAGGCAGTGAAGTGGCGGTACTGACGATATGGGTACGGCGTTGTGGAGCTACGGGGCGGGCTGTGAGGCCATGATCTATCCCGGCCGGTTCGATACTTTGCGGTCCAACTGAAGTCAGCGCCTGCTTCGTGCTTCAAGCACTACCCAGGCAGACTAACGAGCGGGGCTAACAATGAACGGGATAAGTCCATTCCACCCGAAGTTGCCGGCACATCATTTCGGTGTTCATGTCGAAAACGACATGGATGCTCGCCGGCTGCTCTACTTGGTCGAACAGGTCGGGGTCGCGAAGGTGGAACGCAGCGCCGCAAAGTACAGCGAGAAATATCCGGGCTCTAGAATTTTCGTTTCCTCCCTCTTGAAGCACTATCGGGTCCGTGTTCCAACTCATGTTTACGCGCCGGTCAATGTGCCGTTCTACCGGGTCTATTTACTGCTGCATCCGGCCAGCTCGAAATTCAAGTTGGGCTGCTCCGGCGACTGGATCAGCCGGGCCTCTCAGTTCAATTGCGACTTCGATCTTGATCGAAGTATTGGCATTGGTTTCGGCGCCGACAAGGAAAACGCCTTAGCGGCCGAGACAATGGCGAAGAAACGTTTTCATTTCGCGAGAATTGATCCGCCGCCGTCGGTACCGTTCGGAGCCTATGGGCACAAGGAATGGTTTGAAGCAGCCGTCTTCGAGAATGCTGCGACAGAAATCTCAAATTTCAATTCGACGCAGATGCGGGATCGCCTTAGTCTTCGCGTGGCCATTGCACATGATCTGCGGCGCAATGAGATTTCAATGCCTCTGCATGTCTTGATGTGATGTGCAGCCGCTTATGGGTATGGTGATCGTTGTCGTTTAACTTCGATGCGGTCTCGCAGGTGGTTGAAAAAAGGTTCCGCGTTTAGTCGCTGAAAGAACTCGTCCAGAAGCGTCGTCGCGGTGCCGATGGCCCACGCTGCACAGTCCGGCGAGAGGAATCGTGGAATGTAATTTACTGGTGGTGGAAGGAATGCAAATTCTTTTTGCATGCGCGTCAGAAGCGTGGACTTATTGAGCGCCTTGTCCCCAATCATGTGGTCTGAACCTTCGTCCAGCCAGTCGTGTGTGTAATGCACAAGTCGGTTGCGGAGGTTCATCAAGGTCTTGGCCGATTGCCAGCGCGGATCGCTCTTTGGAATGCACTGGGCGTTATGCGCCTTGAGATATGTGTTCAAACGCTCCAATGCGCCGCTCCGCTCGTCGCTCCCACTGATTTCATTGACAGTGGCTTCCAGAAACGCGCCAGCAGAAATCACTGCGGCCGAGACGTGTGCGCCCAAGGCGATTGCAGTCTCCTCCGTTCCATCCAGCGACATGCCTACCGCTTGACGCGCGTGGAACGACGCCGCTTGTGCATGATGGAGAGAGAAATGAGTGCGTAGCAGTATGCCTATGAATTGCATGTCTTTTCCTGAGTGAGCTGACTTATTCCAGCCCCAGCATGCGCCGGAGCCGGATGATTTCCATGTCTGCTTCGCCATTGGGCATGGTGGCGGCCGTAAACGGGGCGTGGATCGTTGAGCCGTCACCTTCATCGCTGAGACGGAGTTGGATGCCCGCGAGGCTCATCGCGTATTGAAGCGCGTTGACGATGCCGTCCACGCCATTCATGCCTTGCCAGTCGAGTCGTGTCTCCCATGCCTGCCGCAGGGCGGCATGAACGGTCGGTACGGCGGCGCAAAGTTCGTCGCCATCGCAGACGGAGGCAAGCGTCTTGAGGTCGATTTCCCGATCCAGCCCGTCCAGATGACCAAGCAGGTACGCTAGCATCTTGACCGGCTTGGCGATGGCCGTCAGTGTCTCGGCCAGCAGCTGCCCACGATCCCCGTGCATGCGGTAGGTCTTGATGCTCTCGCGGGCGCGCTGGACGGCGCCTGGCATCGAGATTTCGACATTCTTCGCATAGCTCTCCGTCACGTGATCGTCGGAAATTCTGGCACTCAAGCGACAGGCGGCGTATTCCTCCCAGATCGTGTGTGCAGTGTCGCGCATCACATGGATCGCCCAATCTCCTTCCGGGCGTTCGAGCAGGATGCCGGGGCTATGCTCGATGAACCACGACATGACGTTCACATGCGCTAGTTCATGCGCGAGGATATTCGCCGTGGACAGGAACAGTGGGTCTTCCGGCTCTGCGAGGAGGTGTAGAACCCCAGCGTCGATGACGATGTGCGCCTTGATGCCGTCTTCGCGGCGAACCCGGAGCAGTTTGCCGACGCCGACCAAGCCGTCTTCGTTCGTGTAGCCCTTGGCCACCGATGACTCGTAGCCCAAGTCCACCGAGTTCAAAGCATCGTCGTAATCAAAGCCGATCGTTACACCTTCCAACAGGTGCAAGTCCATGAATCGGCCGCATTCAACGATGAGATAGCGGAGGTTGCCGGCAAAGCGGTCGTTCCATTCTTGATCGGTACCTAATGCGCGCAGGTTGAGTGTGGTCGTTGTCGGGACCGTCGATGGCGGGGAGGGTGGGGACGGTGTCTGCCCATCGTCTGCATCCGATTGCGCGGACGTGTTCATGTCCAAAGTGTCCTGTAGGTGGCCGGAGATCAGCCATCGTGTCTGTCGAGCTTGAATTATGCCCTCTATCCTGAAGTCCGCCTTCGCCGGCATGCGTCCCCGGATCAACCGCACGTTGTTGCAGGGCAATGAGGCGATGTGGGCCGAAAACGTCAACCTGTGGCACGGCACCATCGAGGCGTATCGCACACCGCTGCCGGTCGATCCGCGTGGGGCGTCGCATCGCACGATCTATCGAGCAGAGGTCGACTGGATTGTCCTGCCTGGCGTCGATGATCTAGTCTCCGGTCTGCCCGGTTGTCCGCGAGTCCTGGCGGTCGGCGAGGATCTGCGCGTCCCAGTCTGGGCCGATGCGGCGGACGCCGTGGCCGGACGCTGGTGGCGGCTGGGCCTGCCCGTGCCGATGCCGCCGTTCGCTACCCCCAGTGCGCCGCCGAGCTGGGCCGGGCCGAACGACCAGCGCAGCGAGTACCGGGCCTACGTTGTGACGTATGTCGATCGCTTTGGGAACGAGGGGCCGCCGTCGCTGCCCAGTGCGCGGTTTGGGATCGATGACGGTGCGACTGTCCTCGTACAGTGGGACAGCGCGCCGGTCGGCGGTTGGGACGTGCAGGAGGTGCGGCTGTACCGCCTGACCGCGAGCGATGCCGGCGCCGAGCAGCTCGGTCTGCCACGGATGGAGGACTTCCATCTCGTCGGCGAGTTCCCCGCGGCGATCGGCGGTGTGAACGACGCCCTCCCGAATCTCGCCTTGGGCGAACCGCTGACGACGATGCGCTTCGCACCGCCGCCGGAAGGACTGACCCATCTGGTCGCCGAGCCGAACGGCACGCAGTTGGCCGGCGCCGTGGGCCGAGACCTCTGGGTCTGCGAGCCGCACGAATTCCACGCGTGGCCGGACGCCTACCGCCTGCACCTGGACGACACCATCGTCGCATTGGCCTGGACCGACAGCGGGCTGTACGTGGCCACGGACGGACACCCGTACTGGATCGCGCCGCAGGCGGACGAACTGGGGCGGCGTGATGTATTCCGCATGCCTGAGCCCATGCCCTGCGTGGCCCGCCGGTCGATGACGGCGACGCCCAGCGGTGGGGCGCTCTACGCTGGCCGCGACGGGCTGGTATTGCTGTCCGGCCGGCAATGCCAGCGCGTCAGCCATGCGTACTGGGGCGAGGATGACTTCGCGGCCCTGCGACCGGAGACGATGGTCGCGGTCGTCCACGATGGTCTGTGGTTCGGCTTCACCGCGAACAGCGGCTGGATGCTCGATCTGACCGATCCGACCTATCCCGGTCGACAGTTGGGCCTGATCGCGCTGTCGCTGCGGCCGACCGCGCTGCACCGCAGCCGCACCGACGCGCTGTTCCTGGCGCTGCCCACCGGCATCGGCCAGTGGAACGCTGGCCCGACCTATCTGCCACTCCGCTATCGCACCCGCTGCGCCGTCACGCCAGGTCACATGAACTGGGCGGCTGCGAAGGTGGTCTGGGACGCGCACTCGTTCCACGGCAACTGGACGGACGCGACACCCGCGACCACGTTCCGTCTGTGGACCGACGACCGGCTGCGGTTCGAGCGCGAACTGCGTCACTCCAATCCTTTTCGGCTGCCGCACCTGAGCCGGCATCTGGAGTTCGAGATCGAGGTCGAACGACTGGAATCACCCGACAAGGGCGCGCTGCGGGAGCTTCACATCGCCAGCAGCATTGCCGAACTGGCAGAGGGGTAGGAAAAGTCCTACCCGCGGACGAGGCGATGTCCGATTCCAAAGGTAGGCGCGGATGGCTAACCTGTCTCTCGTCAGGTCCGGAGCCATTGGCCGCCCAACCCGGACGGCCGTTGGGCACGGCCCTTGCTGACACAGTGTTCTTGGGATTGGTTACAGGTGGCGAGGGTTCTTGTAAGGGGGCAGTGGCATGGAAACGACGATTTCGTCGTCGCCAGCGTCGTCATCATTTTCTTCGGACCACACGGCGAGAGAAAGGTAGATGATGGCCGCGTGCGCCAAATGAAGAATATCGATGCAGTGAGATTCAAACTCATCGAATCCGATTGCTTCAAATATGGTCGGTGCTTTGCCGAAGTTGAACTCTCGAATGATTAGGCAGCGATGTTCGAGGGCATTCCGAATGCGATATAAGGTCTTCGCGCCCGGTGCGATCGAATCGCCATCCTCTGGGTCATCTCCTACAATATCGAATGCGAGCCAATATAGGCCTCTGAGCGCAAGATTCTCTCGGCTCTTGAATTCTGGACGAATATCTTTCCTGTCTTTTGTGAGCCAGATCGTCTTGAAGTTGACGCTCCCTGGTTTCTCGCCGAGCGAAAAGTAGGCGTTGATGAAGCCTGCGATCTTGTCGAGAAGTCCGTATGCAATTCGGTAAGCGGCGCGCATCTTTTCGATGTGAATACCATGAAGCGAGGCGTCCAGCGTGTCGATGAGATGGGTTTCGTTGTCTGCATAGTGGGCTTTGTATGCGTGTTGCGACTCGAACAGGAAAAAGCGCGCTGCAATGAACTCCTGCTTCAGTTGGTTGAACCAGGAAATGAAGTGTGGCGGGTCAGATATGTCCTTGGCTTTGTGTGGCGGCATGTGCAGGATGTCGGTCGCCCCAATCGGGAATGGTCCGATGCTTGTCAGCGGATTCACGTATAGTCCGTTCTCCAGTGCCCACGTCTGATATGCCTTCTCTTGCACTGTTTTTCCGAGAGAATAGCTGCTGGTTTCCAGCATGCTCTTTATTTTTTCAATATCGAAAACTCTTTCGAGTATCATTTTTCGGTTTTTTACGTCTTCATAGATTCCGTAGTAATGGCCATCCCACATGACAGGGCCTTTGACGATCGATGCGTAGTCCTTGTGGGCGAAGTAAGCGATTAGCGCGGCGTGGCCTCTGTCGTATAGCAGTCTTGCAAGTGTCTCTCTTGCAAGCCCTCTGTTCAGGAGCGCCATTGCGAAATTTGGGATATGAAGCAGCGCTTTATCGAATCCACGGATGGCTTCAATCGGCCTGCCGAAGTTGCTGAGTTGACTGGCGAGGTTGGTGTGTATCTGTGCGCGAATCATTGGGTCAAGGTCTTCAAACCCTTCGGATTCTATTGCGCGACGTAAATACAGCACCTGCCTTTCTCGATGAGGCTGCCGCCAGTTCCAGCTTCTCGGGTCTTCTTCTTCTTGAAGGGAAGCGCTGATGTTGCTTCGGAAATACCAAAGCCGTGCCTTGTCCTGTGGGCTCCTGCTCGCAATCAAGTCGGAGCATTCCTTGTCGAGTTCCGACAATGCTTGGGCATCGCCGATCGACGAAGCCAAATCGATTCTTCTCGCCAATTCTTGATGCGGAGCGGGAGGTTGCGTCATGGCGGCCTTGTCGTGTCGCGGGATAGTCGATGATCCCAGATACCTCCCCACCGTTCCACCTTGCGACCCCGCTCCGGCGGGGTTTTTCGTTTCTGGAGGTTCTATGCAGATCAAACGCAACAACGACATCCCCTTGAGCATGGCCGATGCGCTGGTCGATCTCGTCCGTCGCTACGTGATCGCGCTCGATCCTGAGGCGACGCCGCACGAGGCCGGCATCGTCCGCGCGCTGGTGCCGGTGCTGGCCGGCGCCGGCGGCATCTCGATGTACGTCGGCGCCGCGATCAACGATGCCGGCGTGCCGGTCGGGGTGTTGATGGGCTACAACGCATTGGCGCCGCTCGATGGCGAAGTGCAGGCGCACGCGCCGCTGCTGATGATCGACGCGGCAGGCGAGGGCGTCACCGCGACGACGGCGACGGAACTCGTCGCCGACTTCGAGGCCTGGGCCAAGGAGCGCCAGGCGACGCAACTGCGGATCGAACTTGCCCCGGCCTGCGGCATGCCGATGCTGATCGGCTTCCGGCCGTCCACGACCGCCTACAGCAAGAAGCTCGGCTGATGGCGACCGCGGTCCTCGTCACCAACTGGGGTGGCGCCTCGTTCATGGACGCGGCGTATATGTCGATGCTCCAGCATCGCAACCTGGTCCAGAACGACAACACCTCCGCCGTCAACGCCTGGATCAACGCCGAGTCGAACCAGCGGCAGGACATCAACCAGCAGATCCGGCAGGTCATCTACAACCCCACGCTGCCGACCATGCTGCCCGGCACCGTCTCGTGGGGCACGATCCTCGCGGGTGCCGGCATTGGCGGCTTGCTCGGCTGGATGCTCGATGACGACGACTACGCCGGCTTCGGGCAGACCCTGCCGCGCTACAACTGCGATACCGGCAACGTCGAGGTGGTCCCGGGCGACCCGGACGGCAACAGCCAGGTGACGAGCACGATCGTCGGGGCGGGTCTCGGTGCGTTGCTGGCGTATCTGGCGCAGCCGACCCTGCACGTCACGCCGAACCCGGCCGCGGGCCGCGACCGCTATCTCGCCGAACTGGCCTACAAGCAGCAACTCGACAGCGTGGGCGTCAAGGCCATCGGCCAGATCGCGATCCAGATCGCCATCGACAACTACATCGCCAGCAAGCAGCGCGACCTGGTGCGCTCCATCGCCAACGACCAGGCGGCGCTGGCCAACCGCCAACTGGTGATGGCCGAGAAGGAGTATTGCCGCTACGCCACCGTGTTCGCGCCGGTCGAGGACGCGACGATGGCGCAGGTCGCGGCCGATCCACGCTACGTCCCGCAGTACGAACTGCACATGGGCCGTGCTCGCAACGATGCGGCGCGCGCCTTCGGCAAGGCGATTACCGGCCTGAACCGCAAGCTCACGCGCTACTGCGCCGGGGCCAACGCGAACCTGCTGCGCGAGGTCCATACCGAGTGGGCGCGCACCGAGGTCGATGCGGTGAACCACGCCTGGCGCTACGAGGAGTTGCAGGCCTGGCGCCGCGACGACGTGCAGTTCAACCGCCGCCTGCAGATGTTCAACGTCGGCCGCAGCCTTCAGGCCAGCGCGACCGGCGACATGCGCGCGGCGACCGCCGCGATCGGCGGGGCGAACGAAGCGCTGCTCGGCGGCATCAGCGGCTACTACGGCGCCTTGCAGGCGAGTTTCGGGCGGTTCTCGGGCTACCTCATGCAGCAGTCGCGGGCGAACAGCCTGCAGTCGTTTGGCATGGGGACCGCGATGCTCGCCCACGGCCTGCCCGGACTGACCGGCGGTTTCGGGGGCGAGGCTCCGGACGACGACACCTTGCTCAACCTGCGCGACGCCCGCGGCATGGCCGCGCGCATGGCGCCCTTCGCGTAACGAGGCCCCGCATGGCAACGCTCGATCCGCTCGCGATCCTCGATCGCGCCAGCGCCAGTTCCGCACAGTGGTTGCAGCAGCTCGACGAAGCGTCGGCGCGGCAGGCGGAGGCCCGGCAACGTGCCTTCACGCTGGGGCTGGCGAGCGACCTGGCGTTCAACACCCACCAGACGACGCTGGACCGGACCAACGCCGGCAACGTCTACGGCGCGCGCCGGGCGGAAGCGGACACCCGCCTTCTGCCCGCCTACGAAACCCGGCAGGGTGCGCTGTGGCGGCTCGACACCGACCAGGCGCAAATGCAGGGCCGGCTGCTGCCGGCGCAGGAGGCGATGCAGGGCTCGGCCTACCAACTGGGCCACGAACAGAACCGCCTCGCCCTCGACGCGCTGGGCCGCGCGTGGACGCCAGACAACCAGCGTGCTCGCGATGCGGCCGAGGACATGCGCTACCAGAACCCGGTCGCCGACGCCGCGGCCCGCGATGCCGCCGGCTTGCGCACCGATCCGCTGCAGGCGGCGCAGGCCGCGCAGCGCGCGGCCGGTGCCTGGCCGGGTGCGCAGGGCGTCGCCGGCCAGTATGGCGCCCCCTACGCCAGCGGCCTGTACGCGAACGCCAGTTCCGCGCTGCTCGCCGGCAACCTCGATACCGCCAATGCGTTGCTGCGCACCGCGGGCCTCGGGCAGGTCGTGAAGGATGCGGCCGGGCTGATCACCTACACCGATGCGCAGGGGCACGCCTACCCGACGATGCCGGCGGCCTCGGCCGCCGCGCTGCTGCAAACCCTCACCGCCCAGCAGCCGACCCCGTGGCAGCACTACACCGATGCCGCCACCCGCGGCAGCACCACGCTCACGCCCGCGCAGGAGAGCCAGAAGACCGTCCTCGAACACCGCATCCAGACGCTGGACAAGGCGTTGGTCAGCGCGTTCGACGCCGCCGAGCGGGCCTCGCTGCAACAGCAGCGCGACGAGGCGACGCACGCGCTCGCCGCGCTGTTCGGTGGCGGGGCGACGATGCCCGCGCCGTCGTTCGATGCGCTCGGCTTCGGTGCGCGTGCGGGCGGACCCGTACCCGTGCCGCCGCCGCCGGCGACGCCGACGCCGACGCCGACGACCGCAACCACGACCGCGAAGCCGCGGCCCGTGCGCTCGTCCGCCGTGCCCGCACCGTCACCCGCGACAACGCCCGCAGGCACGGGCAACGCGGCCGGCATCGACCTCCAGATCGATCCCGCGACCGGCACGATCCATCGCCCACGCCAGCAGCCGCGCACCGCCGATGCGCTGGAGACCTATCGCGATGCGGCGGAGCGCTGGCGCACCGCCGAGCGCCAGCTCAAGGAAGCGCAGGACTCCCAGGCGCGCTTCACACGGACTGGCCGCGGCGTCGATCGGCGAGTCGCGGTCGAACGCTACGCGCAGGCCGAGGCGCAGGCGCGGCGCGTGCTGCTCGATGCGCGCACCGTCTACAAGCGCGCCCAGCAGGAAGACGACAGCGAACACCAGCGGCAGACGCCGGGACCGGCCGTGCCGCAGGCCACGACCGACTACGGCATCACGCTGCCGTCGTATGGCACGGCGCCGTACACGGGACCGTACCGCCCATGACCGACGCCGCCTACGATGCGTTCCGCAACCGCCTGGAGTCCGGCGGTGACGACAACGCCTACAACCCGCGTTCGGGTGCCCTTGGGAAACACCAGTTCCTCGCATCGACCTGGCTCGGTCTCGTCAAGCGCCACCAGCCGGCGTGGGCGCAGGGACTGACGACTGCGCAGATCCTCGACAAGCGCCGCGACGGCGCGATCTCCGATCGGATGGTCGCGTTGTACGATCAGGACAGTGCGCAGCGGTTGGCGAGTGCCGGCTACGCCGCAACGCCGGGCAACCTGTACCTGGCGCACCACTTCGGCGCGACCGGTGCGCGGAAGATTCTTGCGGCGACGGACGACACGCCGATGCGGTCGCTGGTGTCGGCGCGTGCCTACCGTGACAACCCGCACCTGCACGGCAAAACCAAGGCGCAAGTGCTGGCGGCGTTCGCGCGACGTGGCGGCGCTCCGACAGCCTTCGCATCGACCTCCGCACCCACGGCCGTTTCCGCACCTGAGCGCATGGCGGCGTATGCGCCTTTCAGGCCGGCGGCCGACGTCTCGACGCCCCCGGCGTTGCCGACACCGGTCTGGCGCCCCGTCATCCCGCCCGCGCCATCGCTGCGGCTGCCGTCGTCGCCACCGCCTTCGGCGGCCTACGTCCTGCCGGGTCCGGCACCGAGGCCGGAGGCATCCGCGCCGACGACGCCGGCCTTCGATCCGACGGTGCCGATGCCCGACATGACGAACGCCGCCCCGAACGACCCGACGCCCCTCGAAACCCTGCTCAGGATGTTGCGCTAATGGCGACCGATCCCTACAACCCGCTTGCGCCGCGTGCTTGGAATCCGGCCGTCCCCGACTGGATGAACATCGCCTACGGCGCGCAGAAGGCGTCGACGCCGTCGTTCGCACCGGAGGTGGTTGATCGCTACCACTGGGGCAACGTGCGTGCGCGTACCGGCTACGACCGCGCACCGCCCGAGCGCCAGCGTGCGATCCGCGACGACTACGCGAACACCGCACTGCCGGAAGTCGCGCGCCTGACCGGCACCGACCTCGCGCAGATGCAGGCCGCATTCCGCGCCAGCAACCCGGACCCGGCGCCGGTGGCGGCTGGCGACGACGGCGACTTCATGCGCGGCATCAAGAGCTACTGGCCGGGTACGAAGGCCTCGCTGTATGGCCTGGGTGCGCTCGGTGCCGATCTGGTCGGCCTGGATGACACCGCGCGCGACTGGGCCGAACAGGCGCAGGCGCTGAACCGCGAACTGGGCGCAACGGCCAAGCCGACCGACAGCCTCAGCAGCGCGTGGAGCAGCAGCGACGGCGTGCTCGGCACCACCGGCAACCTGCTGGACTGGGCGCAGTACAACGTCGGCCAGATGCTGCCGAGCGTGGTCGAATCGCTGGTGACGGCAGCGGCCGGCGCGGCGGCGGGGTCGGAGGTGCCGGTCGTCGGCAACTTCACGGGTGCGGTGGCAGGCCTGCTCGGGAAGACCGCGATCAAGAAGGAACTGCGCGAGCGCACCGCCGCGTTGGTCGCAGACCATGCGGCGAAGCGGATCGCCGCCGGCACGGCGGAGGAGGTCGCCAAACGCGAAGCGGCGGCGCTGGGCCAGCAATTCCTGACCCGCACGCTGCAACGGGAGATCGGCAGCATCGGCGCGCTCGCGACGGCCTCGACTGCGCGGGGTCTGGGCGACACCTACAACGCCGCTTACGGACAGGCGCAGGAGACCGGCGGAGACATCGACCTCGGGCGCGTGCTGGCCGGTGGCGTGGTCTACGGCGCTGCGGAAACCTTCGGCGAGAAGGTGCTGGCCGACACCCTGTTGAAGGGCGTGGGTGGGCAGCGCGGCCTCGCGCGCCGGATCGCCACCGGGTTCGGCGAGAACGCGCTGACGGAAGGCACGACCGAGGCGGTGCAGCAGGCGGCGCAGCGGTTCGGCGCGGCGCAGCCGCTGACCGATGGCGAGGCGTTGACCGAGTACCTCGACAGTTTCGCGGCTGGTGCGATCGGTGGCGGCGTGTACGGCGCCGCGGGTGGATTCGTGCCGGGGTCGGCATCGACCTTGCCTGCCGCCGCGCCGACGACGGCGACGGCGCCAGCCGCGGAAGCGCCGGGAACGCCGGGAGCGACGGATGTGCCTGCGGCGGTCGCGACCGCACCGACGGCGCCCACGGTGCCGCCCACGTCGACGCCTGCGCCTGCGGCAGCATCTGCGGTGCCCGCCGGCATCGACCCGGACACCGGGGAAGTGCTGAACCCGCCGCCTGCGCCCGAGGCGGTGATGGCGGCGATCCACGGCTTCCTGGACGACTGGCAGGGCGAGAAGGCACCGACGCGCGGCGATGTGCGCCGTTTCGTCGCAACCGCCTATCCCGGCCTGTCCGCGACGCGGATGAATCCGCTGATCGACCGCGTGCGCGAGCAGCGCAGGGCGCAGGCGACGCCGGCCCAGGCACCGAGCACCGTCGATCCGGCCGAACAGGCGGCCCGCATGCGGATGCAGGCGCAGATCGAACAGGCGCGGCAGGCCGCGGCGGAGGTCGATGCCCTCGATGCGGAGACGGCGGCCGATGAGGCCCTGCGTCGAGACACCGAGGCGCCGACGCCGGCTGCAGGTGACGCTGCGACGCCCGCGATGGAAGCGGTCCCGGTTGCGGCAGCGCAGACGGATTCGGAAGGCGATACGCCTGCACAGGATCGTGCGGCGTTGCGCAGCGTGTTCGTCGAGACCATGCGCCGCAAGTTCCCGGACATCACCAATCCAGAGAGCGACTTCTACCGCCGCAGCGCAGACGAACTGATCGACCTGATCGAACGTCGCGATGGGCGCGGGCTGGTCGCGCGCAACCTGGGCGATGCGAAGAGGAATCCTGCGAGCCGCGCGCTGTTCACGGCGTCGACCGGGATTGCGCTGCCGCGCGGACGTGGTGCGACGGACGAGGCGATCTACCGCTGGGCCGGGACGGATCGGGCGACGGAGCAGGCCCGCGATGCTGAGCGTCGTGCGCAGCGGGCGGCGGAGCAGCGCACCCCGGTGGAGACGTTCCCCGAGTTCACGACCTACATCGAGGCGCGCGAGTGGGTAGAACGCCGAGCGCGTGCGTTCGGAGGGCTCCAGCCGTACCGCGCCACGGAGGAATACGGCCGACTGTTCCCGACCCTGCAACGGTTGGCGGAGGTCTCCAACGACGGGCATCGCGGGCGCCGGATGCAGGCGCTGGCGTCGGCGGGCCTGGCGATCGGGGACCGCGTGCAGGCGACGTCCTCGGCGCTGCTGCTCGGGACGACCGAGACCGCGCGCGGCGTGCTGTACGCAAAATCCGGGTTCCCGTGGGTGCGGCTGGAGGGCGGGACGACGATCACCGTCAACCACAAGGGCCGGATCGAGCATCGCCGTGAGGTGCCGTGGTCGGAGCGGTGGACGAAAGTTGCCAATGCACCGACCGGCGATGCATCCTCAAAGGACGCAGCGCCAGAGGTCGCGGACACGGCGCAAACGCATCGGAACGTCGATGTAAAGCGTCATGCATCGAACTCGATTCACGATGCATCGATGTTGATGGATTTTGTCGATGGGCTCGTTGCGCAGGTTCGATCAGGACGCGCGGGTCGGGTGGAATTTCCGGCGCACTTCGCGCACGTCACCGAAGTCGAGTCCGCGAAGAAGGTGTTGCGCACGGCGTTCGCGCAGGCCGGCGCCACCAACCTCGGCGGCCGTTTCGGTGCGCGCTACGCGATCGAAGGCGGCACGATCACGCTGTCGAACACGACGGATCGTCTCTGGGCCGAGGTGGTGGTCGACGGCCCGGGATCAAGCAAGCAGGAGGACGCACGCGATGAGTACGACGACCGGGCCGGGCAGCGGGGACAGCGGGACGTTTCTGCTGCACGACGCGCACAGGTATCCGCCGTCGATTCGGATCGTGCTGACCTCGATGCCGCCGATGGCGACGCAGATCGCCAATCGCTGGATGCGTCACTCGCCGGAACGGACGCGGCAGCTGATCGAGGCGGGCGAGTACCTGGGCGCGCTGGCGCTGGAAGTGGCGTGGGCGCAGGAGATGTTTGGCCCGACCCCGCCAGCGGACAGCGCCGACGCGACGAACGTGATCCCGTTGTCGATGCATCGTCCTCCCCCGAGGCCCCAGTCCCGTTGAACCCTGCGGCCGCGGCCGCGAACGGCAACACGGCCCGCGACACGTCCCCGGTATCGTCCGACGGGGCGCTTCCGCTGCCGGTCGGGAGTGAAGCCGCACCGTCGACCGATGCCGTGTCTGCATTCAATGGTGCCCTGGCGCGCGTAGCGCGCTGGGTCTCGGATGCCTTGCATGCAGGCCGGTCGATCGAGGCGCGCGCCTTGTTCGATCGCGCGAACGTGGAGGTCGGTGGCAGCCAGGCGGCGGGCGCTTATTCGTCGCGCGATGCCTACGACGCCCTGGAGGTCGGCGTGAACCTCGCCCTGAAGGCGGGTGTCGCCGGCGATCTCAATCCGGCCACGGAACAGGACGCACGCGCGACGCTGGGCCGGCTGGATGCGCTGTTGAAGCGCCTGCCGACGCAGAGCAAGCGTACCCGCGAGCAGGAGGAGTTCCAGCAGTTCAGCACGCCGCCGACGCTGGCGTTCCTCGCGGCCCGAGCCGCGAACCTGTCGGCGAGCGATGTCGTGCTGGAGCCCTCGGCCGGGACCGGCGATCTGGTCGCGATGGCGCAGGCGGCGGGCGCGACGGTCGTCGCCAACGAACTGGCGCCGCGCCGGGCGGCACTGCTTCGCGCGCTGGGCGTGGACCAGGTGTTCCGGGAGAACGCCGAGCACATCGACCGGATTCTGCCGGAGACCATCCGTCCGACCGTGGTCCTGATGAACCCGCCGTTCTCCGCGACGGCGGGCCGCATGGCCGGGTATCGCAAGACGGCCGTCGGCGCGCAGCACGTCGAGCAGGCGCTGGAGCGGTTGCAGCCGGGCGGCCGGCTGGTGGCGATCGTCGGCGCCGGGATGGCGGCGGATCGTCCTGCGTTCCGCGCGTGGTGGGAGCGCATCCAGGGCCGGTATGCTGTCCGCGCGAACCTTGGCCTGTCCGGCAAGGCCTACGCCAAGTACGGTACGACCTTCGACAACCAGTTGCTGGTCATCGACAAGACCGGGCCGACCACGGCGCCGGTCCTGACCGAGTCCTTCGCCAGCGCCGAGGCGGCGCTGCCCACCATCGAGGCGCTCCGCCATGAGCTATCTGACCGCCGAGTACCTGAAGAGGATCGACCGGTTGAACGCACTGCCGCCGAGCCAGCACGCGCTGAAGATGCTGTTCCGGGAGAAGGTGGTGGTGAACGACAGCGGGCTGCACCTGCTGCAACTGGCGGCCGTGGGCGTGGAGAACGGGATCGATCCGGGGCGCTATCCGTACCTGCGGGGGATGATCGACCGACTGCGGATCATCGTGGCGAAGAATCCGGAGCTGGTGTATCGGGTCTTCACGGAGAACGACATCGGGGACGAACTGACGGACGACTTCATGGCGACGACCACCCCGCTGGAAGCGCAGGAAGCCCTGGTCTCGATGCTGGTCTGACGGTCGAGGCCGAGGACGCCGCGCCGCGTGCCCACGGCGCACTGACCGACGCGATCTTCGAGCAGTATGCGCCGCAGAAACTGCGGATTCCCGGCGCGAAGCCGCACCCGGGCGCACTCGTGCAGTCGGCGGCGATGGCGGCGGTGGAGCCGCCGACGCCGACCTACACCCCGAACCTGCCGCGCGAGATCGTCACCGAGGGACGGCTCTCGCTCGCGCAGCTAGAAGCGGTGGTCTACGCCGGGCAGGCGCATGCCCAGAAATTGCCCAACGGCGAGCGCCGCGGCTTCTTCATCGGTGACGGCACGGGCGTCGGCAAGGGCCGCGAGATCAGCGGCATCGTGCTGGACAACCTGCGCCAGGGCCGCCGGCGCGCGCTGTGGGTGAGCGAGAAGCCGGGCCTGTTCGCGGATGCGAAGCGGGACTTCGGAGGCATCGGCGGCGACACCGACCTGCTGGTGTTGCTGTCGAAGATCAAGAAAGGGAACGCCATCGAACTCGATGAGGGCGTGCTGTTCACGACCTATGCGACCCTGCGGCAGGGCGCGGTCGCCAAGAGCAAGCCCAAGCCTGCTCCCCCTGCAGCGGGCACGCCGGCAGCGGATGCGACGTCGGAATCAGCCGCCAGCGGTGTGCGCGTCGAGCAACTCGTGTCGTGGTTCGGCGCAGACTTCGATGGCGTGATCGTCTTCGACGAGGCGCACAACGCCGGCAACGCCATCACTTCGACCGGCAAGCGTGGCAGCGTCCAGCCCAGCGCGCAGGCGCTGGCGGTGATCGACCTGCAGCGCCGCCTGCCGAACGCGCGCATCGTCTACGTCTCGGCGACCGGCGCGACCGAAGTCTCCAATCTCTCCTACGCGACCCGGCTCGGGTTGTGGGGCGAGGGCACGGCCTTCCCCAGCGTGCATGCCTTCATCAACGCGATCCACAGCAGCGGCCTGGCGGCGATGGAACTGGTCAGCCGCGACATGAAGGCGATGGGCGTCTACATCGCACGTTCGCTGTCGTTCGATGGCGTGACTTACGACCGGCTCGAACACCCGCTGACCGCGTTCCAGCGCGAGGTCTACGACGAGCTGGCGCGCGCCTGGCAGGGCGTGTTGCGCCGGATCGACCAGGCCCTCGCTACCACGTCCGCGAACCTCAATGCCGAAGCCAAGAGCGCCGCCAAGGCCCAGTTCTGGGGCGCGCAGCAGCGGTTCTTCAGCCAGGTGCTGACCGCGATGCAGATGCCCTCGGTCCTGACCCGGATCGAGGCGGACCTTGAAGCGGGCGATGCGGTGGTGCTGCAGATCGTCAACACCTACGAGGCGGCGCAGGCGCGCGCGCTGGCGGAGGCGGAGTCCGAGGACGACCTGGAAGCGCTGGACATCACCCCGCGCGATGGCCTGATCCAGTACGTCCGGAACAGCTTCCCGGTCGCGCAATACGAGGAGTTCCTCGACGAGGACGGCAACCGGCGTAGTCGGCAGGTCTTCGATGCGGCGGGTCTGCCCGTGGAGAACAAGGAGGCGGTGCGGATGCGCGAGGCGTTGGTGGAGACGCTGGAGCAGATCCGCGTGCCGGAAAGCCCGCTGGACATGCTGCTGAACCACTTCGGGGTCGATCGGGTCGCGGAGATCACCGGCCGCAAGCGGCGCGTGGTGCGCGTGCCCGACCCGAAGACGGGCGATCCGAAGACGGTCGTGCAATCGCGTGGCGCGACGGCGCCTGCGGCGGAAGCCGCCGAGTTCCAGGCCGACAAGCGCGACATCCTGATCTTCTCCGATGCCGGCGGCACCGGCTACAGCTTCCACGCCGATCGCACCGCGAAGAACCAGCGGCGCCGGCAGCACTACCTGTTGCAGGCCGGCTGGCGCGCGGACAAGGCGGTGCAAGGTTTCGGCCGGACGCACCGCACCAACGAAAGCAGCCAGCCGAACTATCGGCTGGTGACCACGGACCTGCCGGCGCAGAAGCGGTTCCTGTCCTCGATCGCGCGCCGTCTCGACCAGCTTGGGGCGTTGACCAAGGGCCAGCGCGACACCGCGAACCAGGGCCTGTTCAGCGCCAAGGACAACCTCGAAAGCATCTACGCGCAGGACGCGGTGACGGACTTCTTCGTCTCGCTCTACCGCGGTCGGGTCGAGGGCATGTCGTTCAAGGACGTTACGACCGAACTGGGACTCGATGGCCTGGTCGACAAGACCGGCGCCTTGAACATGGGCAAGCTGCCCGATGTGCAGCAGTTCCTCAACCGCCTGCTGTCGGTCACTGTGGCGAGCCAGGGGCGGCTGTTCGATGCGTTCATCGAGCGACTGGAGGCGCGCGTGGATGGTGCGATCGCCACTGGCACGCTCGACATGGGCATGCAGAACATTCAGGCGGAAAAGGTCTCGAAGGTCGAGGAACACGTCCTGCACACCGATGCGACGACCGGTGCGCAGACCAAGGCGGTCACGCTGGAGCTGGAGCACAAGGTCAAGCTGCACCCCTTCCCGAAGCGCGAGCGCTACGTCCGCAACATCAACAGCGGCAAGGTGTGGGCGGTGCAGGCGATGCCCGATCGCACCAATCGAGATGGCGGCATCGACAGGATGGTGCAACTGACCGGGACCGGCAGCCGCCGGATCGAGAAAGCCGTCCTCCTCGATGCCGACAAGTACGAGGCCATCGACGCGGCGACGGCGGAAGCGGCGTGGGAGGAGGAGAACGCCAAGCGTCCGACGACCGAGCGCGAGCGGCGCATGGTGCTGACCGGCACGCTGTTGCCGATCTGGGACCGGATCAGGGGCGAAGTGCGCGTGGTCCGCGCGCAGACCGACGACGGCGAGCGCCTGATCGGACGCCTGGTGGACCGTGACCAGGAAGCCGGCACGCTGGAAGCCTTCGGCGTCGGCGTGCAGACGTTGACGCCGGAGGAGATCCTGAAGGCGGTGATGACCGACGGCGAAGTCGCGGTCCTTCGGAACGGCTGGAAGCTCAAGCGCGTGCGCGTCTCGGGCGAGCCGCGGCTGGAAGTCGTGACCTCGGACAATTCCCTGCCCAACACCCAGTCGGAGATCATCCGCGCGGGCGGCTTCGTCGAGAAGGTCCAGTGGCGGCATCGCCTGTTCCTGCCGGCAGCCGATGCCGACGCGCTGGGCAACCTGCTGGAACGGCGCCCCTTCCAGGCGCTGCGTGCCGGGGAGGATGCGGGCAACGCCATCCGCCTGCGCCGCGCGGCGGCGGCGCGTCCCGACGACGTCGAGGTCCTGGCGTCGCAGCGGCGCATCGCGGGCATCGCCGCCTCGCTGATGCGCGACTGGAAGGCGCGTCCGCCGGTGCAGGTGGTGCCCGCGCCGGAGGCCCTGCCGGCGAACGTGCAACGCATCGCGCACGAGCAGGGCGTGCGGCCGGAGGAGATCGCGGCCGTCTGGCACGACGGCAACGTGCTTCTGGTCGCCAGCCACCCCGATCTGGCGACGCGGGTGGGCGTCGAGCGCGCGATCTTCCACGAGGTCTGGGGCCATCACGGGTTGGCGCTGGTGTTGGGCGCGGACCTGAAACCCGCACTGGCGCGCTTCGCTCGGGATGTGGGCGGCGTGGCGGGCCTGATGCGACTGGCGAAGCGCCACAAGGTCGATCTGTCGGACTACGCGACGGGCCTGAAGGATGTGCCCTCGCCGCTGCGGCTGGCGATCCTGGCCGAGGAACTGGCGGCCCACATCGCCGAGCAGGGGCCGCCGTCGTTCCGACAGGCGATCCGTGCGTGGTGGGGCGCGGTGCGCGACTGGCTGCGCCGGCACGGCTTCATGCGGCTGTCGCGCCTGGATGACACCGATCTGGCGTACCTGCTGCGGCGCGCGCGCCGGGCGGTCGTCCACGGAGACACCGATGCGCGCGGCATGTCCGGCGTGCGCTTCCAGCGTTCCACGCCGTTCTACTCGGCATTGCTGAAGGCGGTGGAGGAGGCGCGCGATGCGCCGAAGACAGGCACTGCGACGCAGTGGCGGCAGTGGCTCGACGGCGCGCAGCGCCGCGGCCTGATCCGGGGCGCGGAGCGCGACTGGCTCAGGATCGACCCATGGCTCGGCGAGCGCGACCGGATCACCCGCGAAGAACTGGCCGAGTACGTGCGGACCCAGCAGGTGCGCGTCGGCGAAGAAGTCATCGGCGGCGACGTGGATCGTTTCCACGCGGCGCTGTCCCGGTTGCAGGAGGCCGGCTACGAAATCGAAGGCGACAACTATTTCGGCGTCGAGTTGATGCGTGACGGCGAGCGTGTCGATCCCGAGACGCTGACCGACCGACAGCGGATCGACCTCGATACCCTCGAAGCCGGCATGGAGGCCGATCAGCCGCTCGTCTCCGGGTCCACGCGATACTCGTCCTTGCAGATCGAAGGCGGCCGAGACTATCGCGAACTGTTGTTGACCCTGCCGACGCTGGTCAGCAACCGGGAAGGCGGACGGCCGTATCGCAGCGAGCACTATCAGGCCGTGAAGAACCTGCTTGCACACGCCCGCTTCAACGAGCGCGAGGACGTGGACGGCCAGCGCATGCTGTTCATCGAGGAACTGCAATCGGACTGGCACCAGGAAGGACGCAGGAGCGGCTACCGGCCCACGGAGGGCGCGGTCGTGCCCGACGCGCCGTTCAAGAAGACCGAGGAGTGGACGCTGCTCGCCTTCAAGCGGTTGGTCCGCTGGGCGGTCGAACGCGGCTACCAGCGGATCGGCTGGACGACGGGGCAGCAGCAGATCGACCGTTACACCCAGTTGACCGAAGCGGTCGACGCCATCGATTACACCCCCATCGGCGATGGACGCTATCGAGTGGTCGGGCTCAGGAAGGGCGAGCACCTGGTGTCCCGCGAACTCGACCGTGTGGCGCTGCCGGACTTCCTCGGCGTGACCCTGGCCGAACGCATCCGCAACGGGGAGGGCGAGGTGTCGCCGTGGTCGAGCGCGCGCGGCGAGCCCACGCGGCGGCTGGACGGGTTGGTACTGCGGGTCGGCGGCGAAGGCATGCGCGGATACTACGACCGCATCCTGCCGGCGGCGGTCAATCGCTGGGCGCGTCCGCTGGGCGCGCAGGCCACGATGACGCGCATCCGGCCGCGCTTCCGGTCGCCCGCGCTCGAAGTCCACGCCCTCGACATCACCCCCGCGATGCGGGCGGCGGTGGCGGAAGGCCTGCCGATGTTCAGCCGGCGCGCGCCGGAGGATTTCCTGGCCGACGTGGATGCGGTCGTGCGGCAGGACGAGGATGCGACGCGGCTCGAACGCGCCCGGCAGTGGTTGCGGGACAGCACGCCGGCCAAGCTCAAGGACGCCAGTCGCACGACCTGGCTCGGCGCGCTGGCGACCAACCAGCTCACCGAACTGGGCAGCGACTACGACCCAGCCATCGCCGGCTTCTCGCGGCTGCTCGATGCGATGTCGGCCGACCGCAATGCGCTGCTGGAGGAAGGCGCGGACTTGGCCGAATCCGTCCGCCGCTGGGCCGGCAAGCACCGGGAGGAGGCCAAGCGCCTGTTCGACCTGATGCACCGCGCGACCCTCGAAGGCGTCGATCCGGCGGAAGCCTACAAGAAGCTGCAGTTCCGCTACGGCGGCCAGTTGCGCGACGCCACCCGCCCGAACATCCGCGAGGCGCTGAAAGCCCTGCGCGAGCAGATGCTCGGCCGCGGCGGCGACAACAAGATCGACATGATGGAGGAGGCCAAGCGCCTGCGCGGCATGCCCAAGCGCGAAGACGCGCGCAAGCGTGCCTACCCGACGCTCCGCGCCGCATGGGACGCCCTGTCGCCGGAGGCGCAGGCGTTCTATCGCCAGTTGCGCGATCTCTACCGCGACCGCTCCGAACAGGTCGAAGATGCGCTCGCGCAGCGCATCGAAGCCAGCGAGGCGCCGGACGGACTCAAGCGCAAGCTGGTGTTCTCGATCCGGCAGCAGTTCGAGTCGCACCGGCTGCAAGGGGTGTATTTCCCGTTGCAGCGGTATGGCGAATACTTCATCGCGGCCGAGCGCGACGACGAACCGGTGTTCCTGATGCTCGACAGCCTCGGCGCGCTGGAGCGCAAGGAAGCGGCCTTCAAGGCCCGCGGCTTCACGATCAAGGCGCGCGGCCGGCTACGCGGCGCGCAGGCGAAGGACGCACCCAGCGGCTCGTTCGTGGCGGAGATCATCGACCAGCTGCGCAAGGCCGGCGTGTCGGAGAAGACGCAGGATGCCGTCTACCAGACCTACCTGCAGGCCTTGCCGGAACTGTCGATGCGCAAGCACGCCATCCACCGGCAGGGCGTGGCCGGGTTCGATCCGGATGCGCTGCGTGCCTTCGCGCACAACATGGCGCACGGCGCGCACCAGCTCGCGCGGCTGCGCTTCGGGCATGTGCTGGAACAGACGCTGGTGGATCTGCGCGAGGCGCAAGATCTGCGTCGGCGGTCGCCGGACGCCGACACCCGTGCGGTCGTGGCGATGGATGCGATCCTCGGTGAACTCGACCAGCGCCACCAATGGGTGCTCAATCCCCAGGACAGCGCGATCACCAACCGCCTGTCCTCGATCGGCTTCGTGTACTTCCTGGGCGCCACCCCCGCGGCGGCGCTGGTCAACCTGACCCAGACCGCGATCCTGACCTTCCCGCAGCTGGCGGCCGAGCATGGCGCGGCCAAGGCGTCCCGCTACCTGCTGCGCGCCCTGAACGAATCGGCGCGGACGGTGGGGCATGCGCAGAAGGTGCTGACGCGGCCGGACGAGGTCCGCGCGCACGAGGCGCTTCAGAAGGCAGGCGTGCTCGACAAGACGCAGACCCACACCCTGATGGGACTGGCCGACAAGGGGCTGGCGACCTACAGCCCGAAGCTGGCGCGGGCGATGGAACTGGTCGGCTGGCTGTTCCACACCGCCGAGGTGCTGAACCGCGAATCCTCGGGCATGGCCGCCTACCGGCTGGCACGCGATGCCGGCCAATCCTTCGATGCTGCGGTCCGCTACGCCGCCGACACCATCACCGCGACCCATTTCAACTACAGCAACGCCAACCGCGCGCGCTTCCTGCAGGCCGGGCCGGCGAAGGTGGTGCTGATGTTCAAGCAGTACGGCCTGAACATGCTCTGGCACCTGGGGCGGATGGGTTGGCAGGCGACGAAGGGCGAGAGCCCCGAGGCCCGTCGGTTGGCGCGGCGCAACCTGGCCGGCGTGCTGGCGATGAGCGGCGTCTTCTCCGGGGCGCTGGGGCTGCCGTTGTCGTCGCTGGTCACGGGCACCCTCGATGCCATCGCGCATGCCTTCGGCGACGAGGACGATCCGTGGGACACCGAAGCGGAACTGCGGAAGTTCCTGGCCCAGTTCCTGGGCGAGGGCGGTGCAGAGATCGCATTGAATGGCGCGGCCAACACATTGACCGGCGCAGACATCGCCAGCCGCGTCGAGATGTCGCAACTGCTGTGGCGCGATGCCGACCGGGAACTCGACGGTCGCGACGCCTACTACGCGATGATGGACAACGTCGCCGGGCCGATGTTCGGCATCGGCAAGAACTTCTTTGTCGGGACGCAGCTTGTCGCCGAGGGGCAGGTCTACCGCGGCGTCGAGACGATGCTGCCGAAGGCGCTCAAGGATGCGATGAAGGCGGTGCGCTACACCCGAGAGGGTGCGACCAGCACCCGCGGCGACCTGGTGGCCGAGACTGATCCGCTGGACGAGGTCTTGCAGGCCATCGGGTTCACGCCAGCCGAGGTGGCCCGCCAGTACGCCGAGAACCGGGTGCTGAAGGACCGCGAGCGGCACATCCTCGATCGGCGCAAGGCCCTGCTGGCGGCCTACGCGATGGCGCAGGGGCAGGACGACGAGGACACGGCGTTGGAGGTCCGACGGAAGATCCTGGCCTTCAACAAGGCCTACCCCGAGAAACCGATCACCGGGCAGACCATTCGGCGGTCACTGCGGGCGCGGGCCGCCTACAGCGAGCGGGCGGAGCATGGGGTGGTCTACGACCGCGCCCTACGGCAGCGCATTGCCGACGAAGTGGGGGCTGGCAAAAGCGAACTGTGATACAGGCCAGAAATGGCTGAGTAGATAGGCCTCTGTGGAGATAGTTAGCGCTTCGTTCCGGGGTGCTACCGTCGAATTGCCCCCGGGAAAATGACGACGTGGGCATCAAAATATTGGCGAATGTCAGATTCGTCTGTGCAAACGCCAACACACACATCACGGGTCAATTCAAGGAGATCGACATGGCCATTCAGGCTTTCCGTTTCACGGTC